GCTTTGGCGTAGACCTGTGAGTCTGGATGGTGCAGCCAGGCTTTTGTTTCGGGGCCTACGGTAACGCTGTAGTTTTTGTGAAAGTATTTGTCCGAAGACACGCCACCTCCGAGGCTTAGTGTCTCCGGTAAATCGTCAACGTCTGAATCATCGTCTACGTCGCTGTCGTTGTCTGTAGATACCGCTTCCATGGCGATGGTCTCACCTGCCAGTGCCTGCACTGTCGACAGGTCGAACCCAAGTTGCACGCCATATTCAGGGATAGCAAGCTGTGCGTTGATCTGGTCGGCGATCATATTCCAGAAGGGAACACGCACCATGTTCGTGAAATCCTTGCTTGCCTGTTCAAAATTGCTGTAGGTGGCAGAGGATAACCCCATGTGCGTTCCTGCAATAATCGGGTGCACCTTGTAAGCACCACAGATGCGCGTCTCGTACTGACCGAATGTATCACTGAGGCCTAGTTCATTCCAGTCAAGGGCGAGGCGCTTGACGTCCTTAACACCCCACATGATGCCAACGGAGCCCCTACGGTCGCCCCCATACTTACGCTTAAACGAACGTTCAGCAAGTGCCACCTGGTCAGGTGTGAGCTCTTCGTCGTAGACTACGATTGTCTTAGGCATGGCGTCGTTCTTGTGTATGTTAAACACCGTAGACGTAGCTTCGTTATAGCCCTCAATAGACTGCGCTGCTAACTCAACAGGGCTGCCACCACCAAGGGTTTTCTCGGGATCGTACCAAAAGCCCTGGATGTGAACGACGTCTTCCTTGCGTACTGTGTAAGCTACCTGTCCATCGTAGTATAGGTAGTGTTCGACGTCGCCGTAACCATCGTTGACAGGCGCGAAGTTTTTATCTGAATACCAGCGCATGCCGATGATAGCACCCGAGGCGTTGCGTAGCTTGTACCCGTAAGCGTTGCCACCGATGCACAGGATCGTCATGATCTCACCAAAGGTCACACGCCACTGGTTACGTGTCAGCATCCCCACGATAGGGCTTTCAAAGTCGTAACCGTTTGGAGTGATCACACCGATCTGTGCTTCCGGCATCATCAGCGAATAGGTCAGCGTGCACGCCACAGCCACTGGGTTCGCCTTCCACATCTGGTAAGCACCACGCCAGTTGACGATAGGTGTGAAGTTATGCTTGTTCCACAACTCCGTAACTGGTATAGGAAGGTCGTTCTGTGCGACCTCGCCAGTAGGGGAGATGAAAGCCTTGATTTGTTGAATTAGTCCCATTGTTCTTGTCCGTTATAGAAAAACAACCCCAGCACCTTGCGACTTAACCGCCGCCATCTCAGCGTAAACGAGAGCATCCACCATGTCGTCGTGGTTGCCCTCAGGGAAAGATAGTAGTTCCTGTTCGAATGAAGGCTCCAGCCCCCGTACGTGTGTAACCAACAATTGCTCATACCTTGCCAGCAGAGCGTGGAACCGTGTTACCTTGTCACGGTCTGGTTTGACAGCCTTTACTGGTAGGGATGTCTTGCGCAGTAGTTCCTGCACGACTGCCACCTGATACTGGACGGCCTCGATGTTGATACGTGATGGGTTCCATTTGGCCGCTAGGCTTTGGACGCCTTGCACTACCTCATGAAACCCTACCTTGCCCCTCCACATGTCCAGCACGTACCTACGCCCCGAGTCCTTGTCGTAGCCAACAACAGCGATGGCTGTGTAGTCAGCCGTATCGGATTTGCTGATTGCCAAATCAACACCCATCCCGATCTTCAGATCCCGTGGCACCTGGTCGCTGTTGACGTATGTGATCATCTCACGTTTAACCAGAGCACCCTGCACATCTACAAACTCAGCCAGGTATTCCTGATTGAACACGACCGTCGGTAGCTCTCGCTGTGCAGCGTCTATTTCGTCCTGTGCGATGTAGGGATTCACGCTCGTAGGCATGCGGAAACTGGCATATGTTTCATCGAGCCTGGCACGTTCGTACATGGCGTGGAAGTCGTTGCGTCCCTTTGGCGTGCTGAAGAAATACCCGTCGCCCTTGTAATCCGTCAACGTCGGACGGATCGCCTCGTTCCATGCGTCCATGAAGTTCCTGACCATCGCCACCTCATCGCAGACGACACGCGCATACTTACGGCCCCGCACGCTGTCGAAGGCGTCTAATGACCAGCAGTCGATGATACCACCCGTCTCGATAGTCAGGCGCTTCTCCTGTTCGCTTACACCCGTGATGATAGGGTGCAGCGTTGTCTTGAGTGCCTTCCAAACATCAGATAGCATCTTGTACGTCGGTGCGAAGTAAGCCGCAGGGCGTCCCATAATAGCCGATTCGATAAGCAGGGCCTCCGCCATTACGGTCTTGCCAAACCTTCGACCACAGGCGACCGTGTTGAATCGCCTCCGGTTACGGAAGATTAGCTTTTGGCCGTCGTGTAATTGGGCGTCGATGGTAATCACAACGAAGCGTCCTTTGGCCCTATGGCGATGATCTCTGCATCCTCGATGTGCTTGGGTTCCTCATGTGTAGGGGCCAGCACTATCCTGATGTCTGTCTTGCCTGACACCTCCGTTGCAGCCTTGTCCGTCTGTGCTAGGTGTTGTTTGCCCAGCCAGATCAGCATCGTGTTATCACCTGACAGGGCTTTGTCGATCTGTGTCTGTGCCAGCTGGAACCTGACGTCGTTGCGTTCGTTCTCGATCATGAGGGCATAGTCAGCCTTCAACTCACTCACTGGCACGTCACGGTTCAATAGAACCGAGCACCACCGTGACAGGGCAGTCCACCCCATCATGGCACGTGCACGACGTTTCAGTTCGGCCTCTTGTGAAGGTGTTAGGTTCATTCAGCTATTAAGTTATGCTTAATAGTTGGCCACTTATCCACAACATCACAGGCCCCTCATAAGACTAGCGTAATTGATCTGCTGTATGTCAGTCACCACAGACCGCACGTCGCTGTACATTAGGTAGGCGTCCTCGATGCTGGCGATCCCGTGCAAGACCGTAGCATGGTGTTTTTGGCTGTGCTTGGCAATCGACGTTAGCGTCCACCCGTAGTGTTTGCTCAGGATATACCAGGTGATAGAACGCGCACGTACGACGTCAGCACGCCGTGTGGGACTGTAGGCATCCTCGAGTGTGACACCGCACAGTGTGCATACGTCAGATAGGATCAACTCGTATAACATAAAAACCCCTAATTCTTTTTGACGAACTCGATGGCATCGTCAACAGATCTGACGATTCCATAGGGCACGCCATAGCGCAGGCAACAGTCCGAGAACCTGTTTTGCGTTTCCGACACCCTACCCTTTGCAGCCTTAACTTCCAACATCCACGCTCTGCCGTCACGATAGACAGCCAGGTCAGCATGGCCAGAGGTGGCGTTAATGTTAACCACACGGTACGAGGACAGCCGTGTGCCGTGTTCTAGCTGTTGTGTGGAACTGTTGACACGTACCACCATATACCCGATAAGGCATAATTGGTCTGCTATGGCCTTCTGGATTACCCGTTCGGGTATAACTCCAGATGCTTTCTTGGCAGCCTTGGCACGCTTGGCAGCCTTCAGCTCGTCCAGCAGCCTATGCTCGCTAGCATCCCAGTCAAGGTCGTCTATCTCTCTCATTGCATCCCTTGGTTGTTGTAACAGTGCCACAGTCCGTCGGTAGCTTCAAACCATGTGTAGTCGTCGACGTTATGCTCATACATCAGGGACAGCATGGTCTTGCCTGCCTTGACTCTTTGCCGTTCGACCACAGCCGACTCCAGCACCTCATGGCTCGGGATTAGTCTGGCCTCGGTAGCGGTGAACTGGGATAGGTCGGGGCCGTCGTTAGGTAGGACTCCATCCCAAGCATCGCCTGGTGGCTGTTTATACCGCTTAAAATACTCCCAATCAGCAGCCAGCACGTCGTGTAAATACGTACCTCGGGTTGCCTCGACGACGGCATCCACCGTTTCCGGTTGCAAGGTGCCCCCTAACGCAGCAACCGAAGCCAAATCGTCGCAACTGTAACGGTGCCATTGACTTACGAAGAAATCCAGCATCCTCTCGGTTGCTAGGTTGCATGATGAAACTATAGTTTTCACTCTATACTTTTCATTTATTTCTCCTTCTACTTCTAATATATTCTTACAACCTAGCAACCTAGAGAAGTATATATATATAAATAAAGGGGTTAGGTCGGTTGCCACCTGTTGGTCCGAACTGACAACCTTCTGGCAATCCGGCAACCTAGGTGTGGCAACCGGACTCAGAAGCCCCATTTCGACCAATTCGTCACGTGTGAACAGCATTAGAACTCCCCTTCCTCATCTACGTTAAATGGCGAATGAGCACCGCTCTTCGTGCCTATAATCACGTTGTAGCCCCTTCTCGTGCCCGTGGTGGTCTTTTTAGCTATGCGGGGTATGTTGGCCTTGGCTAATGCCCTTCCAAGCCCGTAGATAAACTTATCGTTGATTTGCAGGGAGATCTTCTCTTCATCGTAGACACGGTTCGCCAACTGTGATGCTACCTCGGATGTAGTCAGGAACGGCACGTGAGCCCCTGAGCCCTCCGGTCTGTGCGTTATGTACTTTGCCACTAGGTCGTCGTATTGTGTCAAAACTTCGAAGTGCTTATTCCAGTCGTTGATCTTGCTGATCTCACGATCATCGAACCAGTAACGTTTCCCCTCACGATAGTAGGCCACAGCCTGCGACCACAGACCGTCGATGTCAAACTGGCGTATAGCCGTGATGTCAATGTTGCCCCCTACCGGTATGACAGGGAACCGCCGCGATCCGGTCTCGTCGTTCAGGAACGTTCGCCTATTAACAGATCCGGCAAAGGAGCATCTTCTGGCGTACGTCGTCTCATACTTATCGTATGGGGACCGCAGGCGCATGGTGTCGGACGTGATGATGGCCTTGATAGATTCGTGCTGTTTTTTCGTCATGGACTCCAGTTCGTCATCTACGACCATGAAAGACCTGGCGATTATCAGTTTGACGTCCTTGTCATCGGAGATGCTGCCCTCATGGTAATAGTCTTGGCGAAGCTCAACAGGGCATAGGTGCCGTAGGTAGGTCGTCTTGCCTATCCCCTGCCCGCCCTGCAGAATTAGCATGATGTGGTTTGGTTTGTGATCCAAAGCACCAGCCACAGCCCCGATAAGCCACTTCTCGATGATCATTTCAAATATTGCATGCTGTACTTCGGCTGAGTTGTGCTTGCCATCGTCGATGTCGGCATCGTGTGGCAGTAGCTGGACATAATCACGTATAAAATTGCGATCGCCTGCTTTCCACTCGTCCAAACCTTCGAAATACGACTTGATAGGGTCGTGCTTAGGTACGAAATCACTGTCCAGCACTTCGTTCATGCGCTCTTTGGTAATCTTGATGCCTATCTTCCGCATCTTACGAAGCTGACTGTGCACCCAGTAGTCCGTCAGGGCTTCAAATTTTACGTCGTTGTCGCCCCTGAGCTCAATTTTGCCTGTGATGACGTTCTTGCGGAACTCGTAACCACTGGAGAGGTACGATTCAACCTTGTCGAGGATCTCGGTGGGGTCTTTGGTCTCGAGTTTGATAATGTCCTTGGGAACCTCATACCCATGTAGCTTGGCGTAATAGTACAGCGTGGCAGTGGTCACCCGTGTTAGCTTATTCTTGAGAACATCGGCATACGTCAGGCCCCCAGACATCGGTGACCACTCCTCGAGGAGCTGTGCGGCCATCTTATCGTCTCCGAGGGCGTGTGCTACTGCTGCCACTACTTTCTTCCACTGGATGTGATCCTGCTGCTTAGGTATGACACGTAGCATAGCACGTATCTGATCGACGTTAGGCTTGGTGCCACCGAAGGCGTTGAAAGCGATCTCCAGATCCCGTGCTTCCTCATGGCCGTCTGTCATGTCCGCGATCTGATCCATGGTCAGGATGTTGCCCCAGACGTGGATCTGTGCGTTCTTAGCACCAAACCAGATGCGTACTGCATCGCGTGCGTTGGTATCGCCTCCGAAGCGTTCAGCCAGGGCGGTAGTAATGGCCTTGTAGTCTTTGGCATTCCGTATGGGCTCTTCGGTTATGAACATAACCCTATAACGTGGGTTCTCTGCAGTATGCGAGGCCGTCGTGTACGCGAACGAAGCGTACTTGCGGAAATAGGGATCTGCCTCGATGTCGTCGAAGCTATGCTTGCCATTGTCGACGTCGACACCTACAATCTGTGCAGACTTGAAAGCGTCCCCGTTACGCTTGGCAAATCCTGTCTTCTGATCTACGTGCAAATCAGCACAGCAGATGGGGAACCCATGACCTACGAGGTGGTTGATGATGTCGTCGCTGACCATCTCGACAGGTGAGAGCTGAGCGCTTAGCGCCACCCAGTCCTGACGTGTTGCAGCCTTATTGACAACGGTTTTGTTTATCGATAGACGTATCACTTGCACGTGGTTGTTCTCCGTGTGTAGATGTTAAAGAATTATGAAAGCTAACAACTTGATAGCCACGTAAGCTATCCCCAATGCCACGGCACCGATTCCAGCCACCGCAGCCACAAAGGCCAGCGTTGTAGTGTATACGACAGCCTGACGTGCCCAGGGGGGCAGAGGCGAAGGACGTGAGATGATTAGCTCACGTTCAGCATCGAGGGCTTTGCGGAAGTCATCGCGGTTCATGGCATCACCTCGTTGTAGATGTCTGCGATGCGTTGCGCGGCTTCGGCGTGTTCACGAAACAACATTGGCAGGTAATAGGTAAACTCACCTGAATCGTACAGTGTAAAAAAGTCAGCATTCTCACCACCCCACTCCACCGTCCACCTCTTCGGCTTCACGTACATATCTGGTTTCGGAATCGGCATCCATGGTTCGCCTGCTTCGATCTTATACCATTGCAGTAGATTAATGTGGCCCCATCGACAACATATAACATTGCCACTTACTGTTTCTTGTTTTATAGGCAGTCTATCTGTTATCCACTCACTCATGGCTCACTCCGTGTTGTTGGCATAAAATAGAAACACCCATCGTCGTATGTGAACGGTGGGGTGGTGATGATGACCCGAGGGTCGAAGTCTGTTTTGCCGTCGTCTTTGGCTCTGGCCATGCTGTCGTAAACAACCCAGCGGGCGCACTTGTCTTTCTGAGCACATGGGCCACCAATGCAGACGGCTATGTCGAGGGGTAGGTTCATGGTGTTCATAGTTTATAGTTACCTTCTTCTGTGTATGCTTGTGAATTGTTGTAGCTGACTATTACCATTTTTGCTGGGCAGTTGCATTGTTAGTGGTTGCTGGCCATGCTCAAATCTAGCTGTTCGCCCAGCATACAGTGCGTCTTCTAACAATTGGTAATCACAACCGCTTAGTATAAGTAGCTGATTATTTTCTGTGTACATATAACTCTGTTCGATATACGTATGCCCAGAATGATTCTCAATTTCAATAAAAAAGGCAATCTCGTCAAAACCACCTTTGTGATCTCTTTCTGAACATGCCTCGCAGGTAAAACTCAATTTAACTGCCATGCGATCGTCATATGTATATGGTTCAATTTTTTCTAGATGTGTAAAATCATCGTTACATCTGGCACAATTTAGAGTGCCGTTTGCCGAAAATCTCTCATATTCTATGTTGTTAAGCGCTCGTTTACGCAATACAGGTTTTAACGTTAGGCCGACTGGCTTTGAATGTTCAAATTCAATTGACTGATATTTGTATTTTTCATAAACACATGCTTCATAATGTGGCACGTCATAAAAGACAGCATAGTATTGACCATTAGCTCTGACCATATCAGCAAATCTTTTCAATTTGTCTCCAGATGCAATTGCAGCATTGGCATCAGCCTTTATTTCAACATAAAGTTTATGTTCAGGCAAATAAAAATCTGGTAAGTAACGCAGGCCATCCTCTAGTTCAAAGCCTTGCGGTTCATACTGATATTTTACCTTTAACCAATCAAAAACTACGGCCCATCTGGCCTCAAGGCGCGATCTGAATTTGTAACCGTTATATTCGGTTTCTATTGCTTTGGGTATAAAATTACTCATGGTTGTTTCTTCGTGTAAAAAATTAAGGGCCGGCCTTCCACAACCGGCCCTTGTTCCAAACTCCACCACAGGCGTTGCTGTGTTGGTATTTACTACCGACACGCAGGGGCATACCCTGCTTATTGGTTAGTAAAAAAACTTCTCTACTGGTCGTCCGTAGACGTTAACGTATGCGAACTGATCGACAACAGGTCGGTACCTGTTCAGCACGTAGTCAATCATCGGGCGAACCTTGCCAATGGTCTTGCTAATGTGGATATCGTGTGCCAGCCTCTTGGCAGCCTCGATTTCGGCGTATTCAGCACGTTTCTTGTCAAGGTATTTCTTGATAACGGTGATTTGGCGCTGTTCGTAGTTTGGATTCTTAGGTGGCACAACGGCACCGTTGGATTCTATAAACGTTGCCAGTTCTTCCTGCAGCTTGTTAAATGCACTTACGAAGGCGATAAAGTTACCACAGGCAAGAGTTCGCGTACATCTTACGCTGTTACGTATTATCTGCACCTTCAACTGTACACAATTTCCTTGCTTATACGCTGAAATGTACTGTACAACCGGAACGTAAGCCATCTTGTTCGGGTCGCTATGCTCAAACAGTTGTTTCCACACGTCAGAAAGGGAGCGTTGCATCGTCGTCTCCTTGTGCTGGTGGTAACGTTTCGTTGACGGTAACAACACGTTCGTTGCGTTGTAGCTTGGGGCTTACCTTAGCTTGGAACTCAGACAGTAGGAAGTCCATTTGCTTCGTGTCGTCCCAAATCTCCTGGCCTCGTACCTTGACTTTTTCCAGATCTGGTAAAATGATCTTCCCGTCGACGGGGTTGATGGAACTACAATAGAGGCGCTCGATCTTCTTGCCACGCTGTGAGACAGTGCAGCCGGTGATGACTCTGCTGGCGTCGTCCTTTAGTGAGAAGCTGTAAGGCTTGACTGTTGTGTCCAGCGTTGCATCCCACTCGGGATTGCAGAGCGCCTGTATGAGTGTTCTGGCATAATTACTAGAGTATTTTAGTGTCAAAACATAGGTATATGGCGCATCGACGAAGGTGATACGCCACTGCTTACCGAAGTCGGTATCGGCAACCTCTATGGCTCGCACAAGCCCTGTGAACTCATCGTGCACTAATTCGTGCACAGTGTTCCCGTCTTTGGTTACACGGGATACAGACTCTGCTGTGGCCTCACGAAGGCGAATGCGGCACTTGCCATCGCTGAGGGTGAAGTAAGTAGCTCCTGTAGCTACTGATGATGATTGAAAACCCATGGTAGGTGATCCTTAAAAGGTAAAAAATGTGGGTTGTGTGGTTGGTGTAACAATACGCACCGGTGCCCGTCAACCACAACAGACACCGGCACGGTTTACGAATGGCCCACGGAGAGAAGCCAGTCGTCGTCAGTCAATGTTTCGTCGTTCTTTGCCAGCCGTTCGTAGGCAGCCCGTGCGATGTCTTCAGGGCGCACAATCTCGATAGTTGCTTGTCCAGGTAAAGTTCCCGTGTAAATTTTCTTTTCTCTTGGTGTACGCAGTGTGCCGTTCATGGATTTAAACAGCAGGCACCGTGCAGCTATTTCGTTCAGGCTTACCTCTCCTGTCTGACGTTTCCACGTCCACGTTGGATCGGTTCGCCAGTCTTTAGGGAGCCAGTTGTATATCTCAGTCACGACAGGCCAGCCATGCGCTTCGGCATGTTCGTTCCATGCAAGCCTATACATCTCCAGCTGGACAGCGTAGTCGTCGTATACTGACGATCCGCTCTTGAAATCAACTATGGCGATTTTGCCATTATTGAGCTTGCATACGAGGTCGCACGTTCCTGCAAACTCATGGCGGTCGCTGTATAGTAGCATCTCAACAGCATACACTTCATCGACGTCTTTGCGGAAGAACGCATCGAATGACATGAGGGCTTTGGAATGAAATTCGCCTAAGCCGGCCATCTCAATAGTCTGCCCTGCCATGTAACGCTCAAACAAGATGTGCATTTGTGTTCCACGGTCTGCGGCTTTGTCACGTAGCTGGTATGCGGCTTCCACTCCATGCTTGGCATACCA